CATCGAAGAAGATGTTAATGCTCTCCTTGCCGGTGAAGAACTCTCTGAAGAGTTTCAAGAAAAAGCAAGAACAATCTTTGAAGCAGCAATCCGTTCTAAGGTTGCTGAAATCAAAGAAGAACTTCAATCATCCTATGAGGAAGCACTCGTAGAAGAAATTGAAGCAATTAAAGAAGGTCTTGTTGATCGTGTCGATGCATACCTTGAGTATGTTGCTGATGAGTGGATTGCTGAAAATGCACTCGCAGTTGAGCACGGTCTCAAAACTGAAATGACCGAATCATTCCTCCAAGGAATGAGAGGTCTTTTTGAAGATCATTATGTTTCAATCCCTGAAGATAGATATGATGTAATCGAGAGTATGGTAGATAAACTTGATGAAATGGAAGGAAAACTCAACGAGCAAATTGAAAGAAATGTTGCTCTGAATAGAAGATTAGCAGAGTCAGTTGCTGATGTAATTTTTGCAGATGTCGCTGAGGGTCTTGCACTTTCTCAGAAGGACAAACTCGCTTCTCTTGCCGAAAATGTTGAGTTTGATAGTGAAGCAAACTATCGTGAGAAACTGGTAACTCTGAGGGATTCTTATTTCCCAACAAATACTAGTGCTCAAAGAGATGACTCGGAAACCTTATCCGAAAGTACTGATGTCCAGTCCCAGCAACTACAAGTTGATGGAAGAATGGCAACATACCTTCAGACTCTGGGAAGAGTCGCTAAACTGTGATTTTTTAAATTATAAACAATCAAACAAAAACTTTCAACAAGGTAAAACAAATGCAAATGTTCAACGCAGAATATTTGCAGGAGAAGTGGGCACCAATTCTGGACTATTCCGGAATGGATCAGATCAAAGATGCACATCGCAGATCTGTAACCGCTATCCTGCTAGAAAACCAAGAGAGAGAACTCCGCGAAGAGCGTGATTTCCTCTACGAATCTCCAACCAACTCCGGTAATGCTGCTGGTGCTTCCGGTGGATTTGGTGGCAGCGCACAAGGATTTAATGCTGGACCTACCGCAGGTTTCGACCCCGTTCTGATTTCTCTAATCAGACGCTCTATGCCTAATCTGATCGCTTATGATCTATGTGGCGTTCAACCAATGAACGGTCCTACCGGACTTATCTTCGCAATGCGTTCACGTTACACCAATCAGAGTGGTGTTGAAGCATTCTACAACGAAGCAGATACCAGATTCTCTGCTCAGAATGCTGCTGGAACTCTTGTATCTGGTAACGTTGGTTTCGGTACTACTGCTGCTCAGTCAGGAACCAACCCAAGCGTTCTTAATGATAGTCCTGCTGGAACCTATAATTATTCCAGCGGAATGAACACCGGAGACTCTGAGGCTCTTGGAGATGCTGCAAATAATCAGTTCAACGAGATGGCATTCTCAATCGAGAAAGTCACCGTTACTGCAAAGTCAAGAGCACTCAAGGCTGAGTACTCACTTGAGCTCGCTCAGGACCTCAAGGCAATTCACGGTCTGAATGCTGAAGCTGAGCTTGCTAACATCCTCAGCACTGAGATTCTTGCCGAAATCAACCGTGAAGTCATCAGAACCATCTATAATATTGCTAAGCCTGGTGCTCAAGCAAATACCGCTACTGCCGGTACTTTTGACCTCGACGTTGACTCCAACGGTCGTTGGTCGGTTGAGAAGTTCAAGGGTCTTATTTTCCAAATCGAGCGCGATGCTAACGCTATCGCCCAACAAACTCGTAGAGGAAAGGGTAATATGATTCTTTGCTCCGCAGACGTTGCTTCGGCACTTGCGATGGCAGGAGTTCTTGATTACACCCCAGCACTCAACGCAAACCTGAATGTTGATGATACTGGCAATACCTTTGCTGGCGTTCTTCAAGGCAAGTATAAGGTTTATATTGACCCATATTCAGCAAACGTTGCTCCTAACCAGTTCTACGTTGTTGGTTATAAGGGTTCTTCTCCTTATGACGCAGGTATGTTCTACTGCCCTTATGTTCCTCTCCAAATGGTTCGTGCCGTTGGCGAGAACACCTTCCAACCCAAAATCGGATTTAAGACCCGCTACGGCATGGTCGCTAATCCATTTGCAAAGGGTGCTGGAGTTGGTGCTCAAGCGGGTCAAGGACTTCTTACTGCAAACGAAAACGTATACTACAGAAGAGTCAAAGTTGCCAATTTAATGTGAGCCCTTCTCACAATTCCACAAGGGACCTTCGGGTCCCTTTTTTTATATCTAAATAAAAATAAAAATGTCCTGCTCGTTTCCCAACCAAATTGATAATAGAAACTTCCTATCACCAGTTGGGTTTAAGTTTTCATTAGCAAAAGAACCTAAAGTTGCCTTTTTTTGTAATACGGCAAGAATACCAGAAATTACATTATCACTCAATACTCAACCAACATATCTAAAAGATATTGATGTTCCTGGAGATAAAATTACCTATGGTGATTTATCTCTAAGATTTATGGTTGATGAGAATATGGAAAATTATATGGCAATTCATAACTGGTTGACAGGTCTTGGATTTCCAGAAACAACTCAGCAATATAAAGATTTAATTTCTATAGTAAGTGACATAACACAATCACAAGACCCTAAAAGAGCATTTAGTGATGGAAGTCTGTATATCTTAAACAGTAACTATAATACAACTGCCGTAGTAAAATTCAAGGATTTATTCCCAGTATCATTAAGTTCGTTGGAGTTTGATGCCACACAAACCGACATTCAGTACTTTACAGCAGACGTGGCTTTCAAGTATACTGTGTATAATATTCTTGATGATAATAATACACCCCTATGAACCTCAGTTTAGATGAAATCCAGGAAATGTGGCAGAGAGATTCTGTCATAGACCCTGATAACTTACACGATGAATCACTAAAAATACCGCAACTTCATTCAAAATATTATACTCTTTATAATACAATTACTCTTCTTCGTGAAAAGGCAAGAGAAACTTATAATAGAGTCAGATTGGAACGCTATAACTACTACACAGGAAAGGCATCAGCAGAGGTCTATGCCGAAGAACCATTTCCGTATAAGGTAAGAGAGAAAGACGCCATACAGAGGTATATGGATGCCGATGAGAGACTCTGTAAGGTTGATTTGAAGATTAGATATTATGACATTATGCTTAAGTTTCTTGAGGATGTGATTAAGATGATTTCTAATAGAACCTATCAAATCAAGAATAGTATTGAGTTTATGAAGTTCACAGCAGGATATAACTAAATAAAAATAAAACCTGATGAAGACGTTTCCGCAATTTATTTTAGAAGCACAATCTAGAGGAGATGCGGAAAAGAAGCGTCTTGCAAAGGACAATCCTGATGATTGGCGTGTAAGAAATACTGGTAGTGATAGTTGGACTACTAAAAGAAAAAAATCAATACAAGGACAGGGTGAGAGAAGATCTCAAAATCTAAAAGCAATCAGTAAAAAAGAACTTGAAGATCATGCCAAAAGAAATCTTCATCCAAGTCCTTCAAAAACTGCAAATAAAGCTTTAAAAATTGAAAGACAGCGAAAAAAAGATCAGAGAGCAGAGGCACAAAGTAAATCAAAAGAAACTGGTACTCAGCACGATGTAGATCACATCCAAGCACAGGCAAATAGGAAAAAAAACTCTGACAGATGGCACAATATACACCCAGGAGATGCTGCCGATAATAGAAGAGTTATTCCACAACCAGATAATCTTACTAAAAATTCAAAAGATGTTGGTGGAAAGAAAACCACGAGAGCATCAGTTATTAGAGCAGCACTTCAACGAGCAAGAGAAAAGTAACACTCAAACAAACCAAATAAATACTCATAACTGATACGTTATGAATGTCTCATTTGGTTATATCAAAAAAGAATGAGGTCTATCTCCACATTCAAGCAGAACCTCACGTATATTATGAACTAGCAGACCAATTTACATTTGATGTTCCGAATGCAAAGTTTGCTCCGGCATATCGGAGCAAATATTGGGATGGAAAAATTCGCCTTTTCTCTACACAAACAGGTGAAATTTATATTGGTCTCTTAGACAGAATTATTAGATTTTGCGAGACTCATAATTACACGTATGAGTTCAAAGATAATAAGTTTTATGGTCTTCCTTTTGAGATAAATGAGAATATCTCAAAGGAAGGCGTAAAGGATTATATGACGGCAATTAGTAGGCACGCTCCACGGGATTATCAAATTGAGGGAGTATACGACGCCTTAAGACATAATCGTAAGTTATTGATATCTCCAACTGCTTCTGGAAAGTCACTAATGATATATTCTCTTGTGAGATACTACGTTGAAAAGCAGCAAAATATTCTCGTAGTTGTTCCGACGACTTCCCTTGTAGAACAAATGTATAAAGATTTTGCAGATTATGGGTGGGATGTTGGTTCATACTGTCACAAAATCTATGCGGGAAAGGAAAGAGAAACTGATTCCCAAGTCATAATTACTACTTGGCAGTCTATCTACAAACTTCCCAAGCAGTACTTTTCTAGATTTAATGTTGTCGTTGGAGATGAGGCACACCAGTTTAAATCCAAGTCATTAATATCTATAATGACAAAACTTTGTGATGCCAAATACCGTTTTGGATTTACGGGAACACTAGATGGTTCACAAACTCACAAGTGGGTTTTGGAGGGATTATTTGGTCCATCATATAAGATTATTAAAACTGATGAACTTATGCAAAAAGGTCATCTTGCCAAATTAGACATTAAAGTTTTATTACTAAAGCATCCTCCAAACAGATTTGAAACCTTTGAAGATGAGATTCAATATATCATTAATCACTCAAAGAGAAATAATCTTATAAAAAATCTTGCTCTGGATTTAAAAGGTAATACTCTTGTGCTTTTTGCCAGAGTTGAAGGGCACGGGCAACCACTTTACGAACTCATAAATAATAGCAAAATTGATGATAGACACGTATTTTTCGTTCATGGTGGGGTGGATACTGAAGAAAGAGAATTAGTTAGGGAAATTACCGAAAGAGAAAATAATGCAATTATCGTTGCCTCCTACGGCACTTTTTCTACTGGTGTTAATATCAGAAATCTACATAATGTTATATTTGCTTCCCCTAGCAAGTCAAGAATCAGAAATCTTCAATCAATCGGAAGAGTTCTCCGAAAAGGAGAAAATAAAGTAAAAGCAACTTTATATGACATTGCCGATGATATTAGTTACAAATCAAGAAAAAATTATACACTAAATCACCTTATTGAAAGAATTAAAATTTATAATGAAGAAAACTTTAATTACGATATTGTAAACATACCACTTAAAGACTAATGGGTGATGAATTTTACTGCATCTTAAAATTAGTATCCGGAGAGGAGATTCTATCACTCATTATGGTAGATAAAAATGATGGTGATCCGATATTGGTTCTACAAAATCCTGTCATTATGAAACCCGTAACAAACTCTACCGGTGATTCTTACGTTAAGATTAAACCTTGGATAGAGATGTCAAGTGATGATATGTTCTTGATTAAACTTGATAAGGTTATTACGATGACCGAAACAAAAGACATCAAGTTAATTCAGTTATATGAACATTATGTAAATAATGATTCAATAGAAGTATACAAGCCGGCTGGAGAAGTGAAACCTTCACCATCAATGGGTTATGTATCCTCTGTGAAAGAAGCTAGAAAAAAACTGGAGAATCTCTATAAAGATAATAAAGAAAGCTAGAACTTATCTTCAACGGAGACAAACCTAGTCTATATGGTTTTTCAATACTTGTCAAGCCCTTGCAGTATGTGCTATAATAATTACAACTTATACTAAAAGTCCAATGCCATGCCTAAAAAGAAATCAGAACATTATGTAAACAATAAAGAGTTATTAGAATCTCTTATTGTTTATCGATCTAAAGTAGACAAGGCAGAACAGAAGTACTTTGAGAAGTATGATAAGCATCCTCCCAAGTCTGGTGCCTGGGAAGGAAAACCGAGAATTCCAGACTATCTTGGAGAATGCTTTCTAAAGATTGCCACTCATCTCTCATATAAACCAAACTTTGTGAATTATATGTTCCGTGATGATATGATTTCTGATGGAATAGAGAATTGCGTTCAGTATATTCATAACTTCAATCCAGAAAGGTCTCAGAATCCTTTTGCTTATTTTACTCAGATTATTCACTATGCCTTTTTGAGAAGAATTCAAAAAGAAAAGAAGCAACTTGAAATCAAAAATAAAATTATTGAACGCACTGGGTTTGATGAAGTGATGACAATTGATGACGGATTGCTTTCTGGTAACAACAGTGAATACAACAGTATGAAAGATGCTATTCAGTACAGAAACGGAAATCGGTAGGTGCTCCGTAATGTTTAATAATTATAAATAGTTATAGCATTACGGAGCACTATGTCTAATCAATATAGTAAAGGTAGGGAAAATAGATTACGGGCAATAGAAGAAGGTAAGAAAACTTATGAGGGCTCCGTTGCTTGCAAACATTGTGGTAGTTATGAAAAATATGTATCTATCTCTAGTTGTGCCCCCTGCCTTAAAAAGAAAGGATTGGAAAAATTGAATAATGAAGAGTTGATGAAACCTTATAGGACAAAAGAAAAATCTAATAATAAGACATATAGGTATAGAGCAAAGAAGTTTGGTGAAGCACCAGTCCTAACACCAGAAGAACATCAAAGAATCTTGCTTATCTACCAAGAATGTGCTAGAATTACGGAAGAAACTGGAATTTCTCATCACGTTGACCACATTCATCCAATCTCAAAAGGTGGTAAGCACCACCCAGATAATTTGCAAATTTTGACTGCTACTGAAAATATCCGTAAAGGAAACAAATTATTATGAAAATTGCTTTAATTACTGATAGTCACTACGGGGCAAAAAAAGGTTCAAAGCATCTTCACGATTACTTTGAACTCTTCTATAAGAATGTATTTTTCCCTGCCCTTGAAGAACACGGGGTAGAAGCAGTCATTCATATGGGTGATGCCTTTGATAGTCGTAAGTCAATTGATTATCAAAGTCTTGAATGGGCAAAGAGAGTTGTATTTGAACCTCTTCGGGGA